CCGTCCGATAGCAATAACCATCAGGCGGAACATGCGGAAAACTATGCGGAAGTTCCATCAGCAGGCACCATAGAAAGGATTGCCTTGTTGAGGCAGGTTTTGATTGTCGCCAGTCACCACATAATCGTGTGCCAGGCGCTCACGAATAGCAATAGCTTTCTCCACACGGTTCAGATACTTCTTGGAGATCTGATCTACACCCTTCCAAGAGAGGATTTGCATACACCACTCTTCAGAGATGTCACCGAACGGAGTTTGCACGGGATAGAAACCAACCAGCATCGTGCCGTCTTTGGACTGCAGCGTAGGGAAGGCGGTCATGGGTGTCTCTCGATTACCTTGTAATCATACTGCCTCTAGGTGCTGCAGCACAGTCTGGTGTGCCACTTGTTTAGGTGGCACAGTCTGTTGAATACGCTCGCAGGACATAGAGTAATATTTGTCATCCATTTCGATACCAATAAAATTACGATTTGTATTGACAGCAGCAACACCTGTAGTACCTGATCCCATACAATTATCAAGTACAATATCACCTTCATTACTATATGTGAGGATAAGGTACTCCATCAACGCTACTGGTTTCTGTGTTGGGTGAATTATATTTCTATCAAGTCCAAACTCAATTATTTCAGATGGATAGTTAGTATACTTCTGCTCATATTCTGTCTCATGCAGTAGTTTGTTGCCAGCACCCATGTGATCTGGTTGGTGTAGAAACTTGCCAAGACGCTTAGCATTATTTTTCTTCTTCACATTTTTCTCAATCAAACCTTGAGGATTGTATGTCATATTCTTATTTGCTTTTACAGATCCACCGCTAGCACCAAGAGGAGAGAATACTAAAATGTCTTCTGTTTCTTTCATCGGTCTGGCGTTTGCATGAAGAAATCCAGTCACTTTTTTCTTCTTCCAAATCCATTCATACTTAAACCATTCTAAGTTACTAAGAACTAATTGACTTGTAAATGGTTGATCTGCTGTCAATACCACAGCACCAGATGGTTTCAACACACGTCTATATTGATCCCAAAGCTTATCAAGAGGAATAATAGTATCCCAAGAAAGAACTCTATTATCACCTTTGTCAGAAATACCTTTACGATCTGTAGTACCATATGGCAAATCACAGAGGATCAGATCAACTGATCCATCTGCAATTTTGTCCATCTCAATTAGACAATCGCCACAATACAAACTCAGTTCCATAATTTAAACAGTCGATCAGATACAATACTAGAAGAAACATTAGTGGTCTTGGCAATATAGATGGCAGACAAAAGCATACCATCTATATCATCACCAAGCATACCCATACTACGATTACAATTATCGCATAACCAACCACGATGACCAAGGGTTTCGTGACAATGATCAAATACTAATTTCTTATCAGTACGACCACACCGATCACAAGGAGTACCAATAATAGGACGCTTGGGTTTACCAGCAAGTTTATATGCTTGATTCTTGCCTTTACCAGCTTCACGAGTGCATTTCTTACACTCTGGACGAAAATACTTATCACCACCAGTATTAGTAGACTGATTGCGAGCAAAAAACTCTTCAGTCAAAGGATGTTCAGATCCACACTTAGAGCAAATACGAGTTTGAATAGTCATAATTTTGTTCCCCAGCATTAGGGGTGATTGCTTTACCTTGTAATTATACAGCCAAACGACCACGACCAGGGGCAACTTGTGCCACTTCTTCAACTGGCGCACCCAGCTGCTCAATACGAGTAAGACTCTGCTCATAATACTCTGGATCACGCTCACATCCGATATACTTACGGTCAGCACGTTTTGCTGCAATAGCAGTAGAACCAGAACCCATAAAGATGTCCAACACAGTATCACCAGGATTTGTATATGCACGGATGATACGCTCCATCACCTCAAGATTTTTGGTGGTAGGATGCCAACCACAGTAATCTTTAGACGTGGTGTGATTATTCTTTTCCCAGATACAAGTAGGAATTGTACCTTGTTCATAGTCCTTACCAGTACGAATATTCTTCTTGAGCTTTCGTTCTACACGAATTTCTGCATCATTAAACAAGAATTCTGTACCTTTTGACCAGCACCAGGCATATTCATGCTTACGAGCAAAGTTATTCTTCGCACGACCACCCCAGTTATAACTCCATATAATCTCATTTTGTGGTGTCAACACAGGAAACTTATCGCTAGTCTCTAGTTTATAACGTAGAAATGTTTCTGTCTTGAGTGTGCCCCAGACAATAAACATACGATTGGGTTTGAGCACACGGACACATTGATGGGTCCACTGAGCACACCACGAGAGATAATCAAACTCGTGTGCCCATTGTTTATCCCAACCTTTGCCACCATCAAATCCAATAAAATACGGTGGATCTGTGACAATCAGATCCACACTATTATCATCAAGAGTCTTGAGATAATCTAAACAATCAACATTCTCAATCATACTGCTTTCAACCATTCAAAATCAGGGGGGAAACCATCAAGACAAAATGTACCAGAGTTGACTTTCTTACCGCCGTGCTGGTTATGAATCCAGAAACCATTCTCATCTTGGATTTCTACAGCAGCAGCAACAGTAACTTTGTCTGCTTCATAGAATTCTACACGATCTGGATAGACACAAACAAATACCACATCATCATAGTCTTGACCAGGGCGAATCTGTTGCCAACGAAAATGAGTACCATCACCCCACAAGAAAGAACCTTTGATTTCTTTCTTACGACCATCAACCTTACGATCATGGTCAGAATTGTCAGGCTTCTCAACCTTGAAACCCTTACCGCTCACATATTCAGCATAAAGATGCTCAAAGAATTTGCCTTTCTTCTTGGAAGACAGAGACTTGAATGCCTTGAAAGGAGAATGAATGTAAGGATCTTTGGATTGCTCTTTCTCAATCAGAGCAAAAACTTTGCTGTTAGAATACTGTTCTGCAGTGATCATTGTGTGTTTGATTGATTACCTAGTAATAATACAGAAAAAGGAAGGGGATTGCAACCCTTCTGTGCCACTTATTCAAGTGTCCCCAAAGACTGGGTGGATTTCAGTTTTGACGTGCTCCGTCATATTAAGATGCTGCTCCCACAAGATCGCATCCTCTAGATTGTAGAAAATAGCTTGTTGTTTCGCTTGCTTGTTCTTCTTTTGTTTGATCCACACAACAGCGTACTTCATTCCAATTCTCATGATAAACTAAAAGGGATGCCCGATACCTACCATTATGCGTAGTAGGATCGGGAGTGTCAAGAAAACAAATTGTAATGTAACATTCACCAATAAAATCAATCCAACCGCTTATTTTACGGTATTCTACTTGAGTTCCTTGTATAAATGTCATCAGTTGATCTGTTCAAATGCGTCACGATTTTGATTTTCTGGTTTAGGAAGTCTAAAAATCTCTCGTAGTTCATCCAGATCATCAATTTGTTTTTGCAACATATCAATTCGTGCTTGTAGCAATTGAAAGTTATACTCGTTGTTACTCTGTACTTGTAGTAGATTGTCAATTACTTGTTTGAGTTCTTCTTCAGTCATAATAATCAGACGCAACGAGGTATTTAGTAGGAAGGATCACCAGGGATATTATCACTATCATAATTTTCCACAACGGGTTTGCCGTGGACCATCAGCAGGGCACCTGCGGCTTTCTCAGCAAATTTTTTGTGGTAAGCAAGCATATCCGTAAGAATATCCTGAAGATCGTTATAGAATGCAAGAATACTGGTCTTCTCATCGTCCAGATAATCATGGACGGCATCAGTCAGGCGATCTTTACGTTGCTTGGCATACTCAGCTTCCCAGTCATAATTGATCTCTGGGCGTCCTTCAATAGTCATAGTGAATTCCTGGGGGTTGTTGGGATTGAGTTTCATAGCTATTAGGTGGGGGCAATACCCTTGACGAAGATGGCATCTACAACACGTTGCAGGCGCTTCTCAGTCTGCTGACCGTAGTTGCTGAACACAGGCACGGTCACGAAACCAGTACGCTTGCGATAGAATTGCAACTGACCAGCAGGGATCTTACCTGATTGTATATCAGCAGCATCCTGTTTGTCAAGTCGGATCACTCGCCCGATGGTCTGTGCCATCTCAATAACAGGGAGATTACGCAGTAGAATACAGTGAGTGAGACCAGGAACATTGATACCCTCGCTCAAAATGCTGTAGTGGAACATGATAAACTTACGGTTGGGATCTTTGCCCCAGGCATCAAGAGTATCAAAGAACTCTTGACGACCGACCTTCTGTTTGTTAACATAGGCGCCGTACTTGCTGGTGATATGGAGAACATCGTAACCACGCTCAGCAAACTCATGCATCACGTTGGTGCTAGACAGCAAACGCCACAGCACACGAGTGTTAGGAGCAGCAACCAGGATCTTCTGGGCAGCAGCATCATCAAGTTGACTGACAATATCTACCAGCACCTCACGGTCATTCTCTGCAGCAAGCAGAGATTTGTTACGCTCGATGTCAACAACGTGAGCTTGAATGGTAGGAGGAATGATACTACCGTTAGCGATGAGTTCAGGAGCAGGAATAGAAATCAGTTCGTTGCCATACACATCAGTATTGTTCATACTGTTAGCTGCGCTACGATACCTAGGAGTAGCAGTAAAATAGTATGCGTTCTTGGCAGTCAAAGTAGCAGTAGCAACTTCTTTGAAGAAGTCACGACGAACAGAATTGTGTGCCTCATCGTAATAGATGGTATCCACATCAATACCTGCTTCGTTGATACGACGCAGAGAGTTGTAGGTGGTGAAGATCAGTTGATGAGTATTAGATGCCTTGCAGACAGCATCATGACAACGGATCTCGTTGATCTTGGTGGTGCTGTTACCTTCGATCTCACCGCTGTGAACGTGAAGGGTGCAAACATCAACCTTGCCATTCAGCTCAGCAAAGAACTCTTCGTACAACTGAACCGACAGCAGGATGCGAGGAGAGACCACTACAACGGTCTGTGGGCGGTCTGCC